AATATCTGGTTTAACCCAATGTGCAATTTTAACAGATTCTAAAGCTTTTAATAATTAATCTGATTCTTTTTCATTCAAGAAACCCGGCTCATAATAGAACCGCATTTTATAAGATTAATTATTAAAGTCTGCCCAAAATAAGTGAATTAAAGATAGTGAGATCCATGTGAGAGGGAGTCCCATGAGGACCCCTCGTCTAGACAAAACAAGTTCTTCAATGACAAAACCCTTTGCACTCATCTATCCTTCCAAAGCATTTAATCTTAGAATATCTTTTTAGTATTTCTGGATTGATTTTAATGCTTACCTATCAACTCTAATGATTTTACATTTGCATTTTATTAAATGCTCGACTGTTGGATAGGTATCCTCAAGGTATATTGTTGTATATTAACATCGGTCACCTTAACAAGAGAAGTCAAGAAGTGTATCCTATTCTGTATAATCAAAGAATATTTTATCTTTATTCTTAATAGGATATCCACTCCATTTTTCTTCAAATTTTTCAACTCTCTTTCTTAAGGCCTTGAGTGATGTAGGGACATAGTTATAGTGCAAAAGTTAAGGACCAATTGTCAGATCAACGACTTCACAAGCCCACTCTGGTAATGAAAATCTTTTCTTGATAACTTTCCATAAAGTTGAGACAAGATCCAATGGTAACATGTCTGATGCTGCAGTAAGATCTGCAGATACTACAAATGATTTTCCTACATGTTATTATGGTGTTATCTCCTTTATGGATTCTCTTCTATTACCAGCGAGGACGCTTGCACATTAAGGGATTTCCCTTAACGTATCTAAAATAGGTTTCCTAATATGATGTGCAAGTGATACTAGTGAAGCAGGTGATTTAGTGACAACCCTGACCTTCCCCCCTCTTTCACAAATTGAGGTTACTGTTGAGGGAAGAATGTTATTAAACTCATCTTATGTTTGATTTTTCTACATATATTTATGAGAATTTTCCAGAAGTTCTGTTTTCTTATCTAAGTATTTTTAGAAACATGGTTACAGAACCGGGAAAGGTAAATCATCTACATAAGGATTATCCATATTAAAGTTCCTTATTTACTCTTCAGCTACAAACCCAGCAAATCTTTTTGCTTGGATATCAATCATTTCATCTGAATGAAGAGAATCTCGGTACTATTAATATGAATTAATAACATTATTCTTAAGCTCCTAACTTAAGGTAAGTCGCATTGCTTCT